GCTGCGGTCAAAAAGCCCCACAGCCAATGTTCAAAAGGCTTAAGCCAAGAAGCGAGGACCAGATTGTACCTTGGTGATCTTGGAAATATCAACCTAGGTTTGGCATCTTTCCCTGCTCCACACTTCTCGGCCTTCAGAAAGGCAGCCAGTTTCCAATCCTTCTTAACCAAAGGACCTTCGACCAGCAAACTCCTCTCTGCTTCGAGGTAACGGCGTCGCATAGCCCCACTATAAGACTCCGCCGTTCTCAGGTAGCTCCAACGTGTGCCCCGATAACGCGCTGCGATGCCTTTCAGCCTGTCATAAGCTTTCAAGACACCTTGCCCCAGCACAGGATCGGGACCGAGGGGTAACGGAGCTAGAGATCGCCACGCCAGAGCAGCGATCTCGTTGTGGATGCAGTTGGCATGAACACCCGGGCACCAGGTACCAAGTAACCCCGTGCGCCATGCCACCCACATCTGCCTCCGAGCCTCGGCCTGGCAAACACAGTCGCCCTTCACTTCCAGGGAAGCACCCTCCAAGAGGATGAGGTCGATGTCGCCAACACATCGACCATAAGTAGCGACCGGTTGGTCCTAAGACCACCAAGGCTTGGTGGGGGATTCCGTGATGGAGTCGCGAGCCATAACCTCGCGTTCGTCCTCCACCCAAGCCCACGCAACGGCTGTCTCAATGGCGACAGTCGTCGAGGTATCGGCCATACCTCTGACCTTGCACCACTCCAACGCACGAGTGCGCAGAGCGAGCAATAGCGTGGCCTCCCTATGCCTCAAAAAGGCATAAGAACGGAGAGCGGCAAGAAGCTCAGGAAACACGACAGAAACCGTGCCATCCAGCTCTTCGGCAACCAGGTAGCCAACTCTGGTATTGTTCTTGCCTAGGACAGATCCACCCCCAAGGATCTTTACCCCGCCCGGTCGGCCCGTAAGCACCAAGTTCCGGCCCTGGGTATTATCGGGAGAGGGGAGGTCTGGTGTCCACCGCCCTCTCACGAACCTACCTACGGCACCATCCCTAGGGACAGCACCCAGGACTTTCTCAAGGCGCTTAACCCAGACCGCACGACGACGTGGTCTGGCGCTCAAATGCGCCGTCAACGGAGCAAAGGTGGTCTCCGCGACATGTTCCTCCCATCCGACCGGCTGTCCATCGGCCGCCCGGACTATTGTGGTCCTTGTGACAGGGACCAGTCCCCTGGAGAGGTCAGGGAACCCCAAAAGCTCCCGCAAGGCGAACCACACGCCAAACAGGAACCAGCAAAATACGATGGTTGCTCGCCACAACAACCAAAGACCGCCAAGCGCAACCAAGACGAAAGCAAGAACGGGCAACATCGTTCCGCAGGATACTTT